CAACCAGGTATACCAACGCAAATCTGGTGAAGTTTCTCAATGATGGTCAGCGGGAGGTAGTGCTTCACAGACCTGACGCAAATGTCACAACAGAAACCTTTTCGTGTGCAAACGGAAGTAAACAAGCGCTGCCAGTGGCAGGACTTAGGTTGGTCGATGTCATTAGAAACGTAAATGGAAACGCAATCACGCAAGTTGAAAGGGCTATTCTGGATCAGAACCTACCCAACTGGCATGAAACCCTAGCTGGAGCAAAAGGAATCGAGCATTTTGTTTACGATTCTGGAAACCCCAAAAACTTCTACATATACCCAAAAGGAATAAGCGGAACTCACTCATTAGAGATTGTTTACTCCTCTATCCCATTAGTTATACCTACGGCTTATTCATCCGCGACCAATATCGCGTTAGACGATGTCTACGCTAACTGCCTTGTAGATTACACCCTTTACAGGGCTTACCAAATCGACTCTGCGGAAGGAAATATTCAAAGGTCTGCAATGCACTTTCAAGCATTTAGTCAAAGCCTTGGGATTAAAACTCGATCTGATGCGGCATCTTCGCCTAGACCAACAGGAGCTTTAGGATGAAGTATTCAGACTTCACTGAATTTGTTAGACCGGAGTGTAGAGGCGTTCCGCAGTTTCTTGTCGAGAAGGTTGTCAGAGACTCCGCTATTGAATTCTGCAAAAGAACTGGCGTTTATATACCCGAAGCAGAAGAGATCATTCTTTCTGCCGGCGTAAATGATTACGACTTAACTCTTCCCGCTGGGACAGAGCTTAACTACATAACGGATATCTTCGCGAACAAGACTCGACTAAAGGCGGTTAGCTATAGCGAGTTGCTGCATAACATTGGAGACGGCAAAGAACGAGGCACTCCTTCTTATTACAGCCAGAGGGATAACACTACCTTTTATCTCGCCCCTATTCCTGCCGCCGCCGCGACGATTAGAGTGCTGTGCAGCTTAAAGCCGTCAGCGACCAGCACCAGTATTCCAGACACTATCGGCAAAGAGAACAGAGAAGCTATTACATCCGGCGCTCTATTCCGACTCCAGATAATGCCAAACCAGCCATTCACTAACCCGAACATGGCGGCAAGCAAAAAAGCTCTGTTTGACAGAGAGGTCAGCAAGGCTGTTCGCCAGGTTAAGTTTGGGTTTGCCGGTGGCACCTTAACGATACGCAAGAGGGAGTTTATCTAATGGCTTATTCAGACACTCTCAATTTGGTGACCGGTGACACTCTGCCTGAGCTGACGTTCACACTAAAGAACAGTCATTTAGCGGCGGCAGGTCAAATACTTGATGCAGAAGACAGTACCACTTGGGCAGCTATTAATGTCACGGGTGCAAGTGTAAGACTCAGGCTTAGAGAGGTAGGTTCTACGACAATAACCAGTACCCTAACCTGCTCTTTAACTAACCCTTCTCTAGGGAAAGTCGCCACAAATTTTCCGGCAGGTACATTAAGTACAGCCGGAGTCTATGAAGGTGAGATCGAGATCACTTTTAATAACGGTGGGGTCCAAACCGTTTACGATCTAATCAAGCTGAAAGTCAGGAGCGATTTTGACTAATGGCTAAAAGAATGGACGTTACATACTGCAATCTTAAAGCTGACGTCGCATACCAGTTAGTTAAGGGTGATATTACCTGGAACGAGCTAAAGGCAACGCAAGTAGATTTAAACTACTACACGCTTAACCGATACCTTGGTCCTGACTCTTTTTCCTTTTCGGATATCTCTTCCTTAAACATAGGAAAGGTATCCGCTGAAACATTATCGATCAGCGACTCTCAACAGCTTAGTTTACAAAAACAAATCAGCGAGGCGTTATCGCTTTCAGAAAACGTGGACATTACTGTTCAATTTTTCAGAGACTTCGCAGACTCATATGCTGTTTCGGATGTTGCTGTTCTGACTATAGGCAAGGGTCTAACAGAGACGCTGTCGGTTTCTGAGATTTTATCCACAGCGTTTTCGGCAGTAAAAACAGACTCGACACCTATTTCTGATACGGATAGTAAGTCTTTAAGCAAACCTCTAGCAGACAGTTTAAGTGTCGGGGATATATTCAATAGGAATGTGTCTTACATACGGGCGTTCACTGATGCTTTTAGTCTTGATGACATTGAAAACCATACTAACGGAGCGGTGGTTAATAAGACCAACGTCTTTTCTTTTAGTGACAACAGTGTTTTCTCTGTTCAAAAGAACGAAACAGACTCTGTGTCGTTTTCAGAAAGTTTTACTCATTTAGTAACTCGACATAACCACTCGGTACTTAATACTTCAGCGTTCAACACGTTCGCACTTAACTCTTAATTGAGAGGAATCAATAATGTTTAACTCAGCTTTAACACTTACGGGGAGACTCTCCGTATCACTCAACGGCAAAGTGGTTCGAGACATAGATAACCTTGTCGTTACTACAGGTAAAGGCTATGTGGCATCGCGAATGAAAGACGCGACAGCTACGGCTATGTCGCACATGGCAGTCGGCTCTGGAAGTACTGCCGCTGCCGTAGCAGATACCGCATTAGGTACTGAGTTAGCGCGTATCGCCCTGACCTCAACAACTGTTTCTGCCAATCAAGTTTCTTATGTTGCTACTTTTGCAGCCGGAACGGGAACAGGGGCATTAACTGAAGCCGCTATTTTGAACGCATCTAGCGGCGGCACAATGTTGTGTCGGACTGTCTATGCCCAAGTAAATAAATCGTCGTCGGACGTAATGACGATAACCTGGCAAATAACCGCTAGTTAAGGAAATGCGATGGGCATTAAGTTTGCGAACAATTTTCAGACAACGATAAGCGGCGCCATTAACAGCAGCGTAACTACGATCCCGATAACTAGCGCAACAGGGTTCCCCACGTTAGGCGCTACCGACTATGCGTTCTGCACGTTGCAGAAAGAGGGACCGGTCACGATGGAAATTGTCAAAGTGACCGCAATCTCTGGCACCAACTTAACTGTAGTTCGTGGTCAAGACGGAACTTCGGCAACCTCTTTCGCCAGCGGCGATGCGTTTGAACTTCGAATTACGGCGGGTGGGGTAAACGAAGTTGTAGCTACCGCTGCAAGCGCAGCTTCTGTTGACGATGCTACGGCACTCGCAATCGCATTAGGATAGGAAAATAAAATGGCTAACACCTTTAAAAACGCATTCGCGGCAAACGTAAATCACTCAGCATACGTTGATTTATATACTGCGCCGTCGTCAACAACGACTGTGATTCTGGGACTTGCGATTTGTAACAAGCTTGGCAGCTCAGTTGATGTCTCAGTGCAGAGTCAAGACACCTCGGCAAGCAGCACAGTTTTTCAGGTTCTAGATACCGTGAGTATTCCAGGTCGAACAACTCTCGAAGTTTTGTCAGGACAAAAGTACATTCTGGAAACAACAGATGTCTTGCGAGTCAAATCGGGAACAGCTTCTGCTCTTGATGTCAGCCTCGGAATTATGGAGATCACCTAATGGCGCTCACTAAATTAGCTTCACGAGCGTTAAAGGCAGAGCTTGGAACAACATCTATAGCTGACGATGCAATTACAATTCCTAAATTGGCAGCAACAGGCACTGCTTCAGCTACAACCTTTCTGCGCGGCGACAATGCGTGGGTTGCAGTAGGCGGCGCTTACAACGATTTTTTAATAAAGACGGCGAACTTTACTTGTGCGGCAAAGGATCAAATTGTTTGTAACCATGCAAGCACGGCTTTCACGATTACTTTGCCAGCGTCTCCGTCTCCGACTCAATCTGTAATCATTGCGAACGCCGGCGCTGCACTAGTCACTGTGGGTCGAAATGGGTCAAACATAAATTCTGCCGCTGAGAATGGCACCCTTCCACAGGGCAACAGCGTTCAGTTAGTTTATGTCGATTCCACCATTGGCTGGTTCGCAATCTAGGAGAAAAATATGGCAGTTTTAGGCGCAGCAGCGGGAGGAGCATTCCCCCAACTTTTTCTTGCACACTCTCAGACTTGGGTTCCCCCACAGGATGGGAATGTTTGTATACATGTGATTGGGGCTGGCGGTGGTGGAGCTGGTCGCGGTGGTGGAGCTGCTTCCTGT